CACTTATAACACGTTTCTTGGTCTACTACTGCATATTGATACCAATATGCATATACATTGATATTACTGTTCACAACTGTTGATGTTGTAAATTGAGTATTACTAACTCCGTAAACCCACTTAACAAATGTCCAATTACTTCTGCTAGGGTTGCTTGGTAGAGTTGTAGTTCCACCTGCTGCAACAGTTTTAGTAGAAACAATTGATCCGTTTGCAATAAAGTTAACAGTATAATTGCTAACAACCTCAAATACAGTTGTAGCACCTATATCTATTTTAGTCATCTCAACACTATCTATGATTATATGTTCTAGTGTTACACCACCTATTATAATTGGCATAATATCACCCTAACTACTTGACAGTGTTAATGTCGTTCCACTTAACGTTGCTGTGTACCAAGTGCTTCCAATTTTAATTTTACCAAGATTCGTAACTAATCCATCAGCATATGTTTTAACTGCTTTTGGTGATGCAGTTTTTACATCGCTTGTTGCATCAGTTGTAATATTTGTACTAATCACAGGGACAGTGGGAATTGTTGGTTTATTGCTTAAATTATTATAATTAAGATAATAGCTTGCAAGTTGTCCATTAAGTTTATCACTATCATAAGCGGCTAATTTAACAACATCCCATGTTGATGTAGCTGCATTCCATACTCTATATCTTCCATTTACAGTAGCCATTTCTAGCCACCTCCTATACTAATTCAATCCATACGTCTCCAGCATTTACTCCGATAGTCCAATCAGCATTACTATCTACAACAGGCTCTGTTGCAGAAACCCATACTCTTGATTTATTATGATATAATTTATATACCCTGGACTCCACATCGACTACAGCGTTCTTTACAGGGTTAGGATTATCACTTGCCATTCTTATATCGGTACCATATAAAACGACATTACCACTTAATGCTTTGCTATTAATAGTTCTTGTTGTTGGTACCTTTGCAGCAATATCATCTTCCAATGTTTTGAATGCTACTGAGATTAAAGCATCTTTATTTGCTGAAGTTGAACCTCCAACTAAGATATCAGCGCCACTTAATACGATGTTACTAGATAACGCTTTAGTATTGACTGTTCTAGTCGTTGGAACTTTACCAGCAAGCATTGTAACTAGATTATCACCTTCAGCTGAGTTTTCCAAAAACGTAAATATTTCATTAAGCTTATTAATAACACTATCAGGATCCGATGTTCCCGCTGAATTAATAATTGCTTCTAGTGTGTCTAATCTGCCATCTAAAGCAGTAATATCACCTGGTGCTGCATAATTATGTGTATGTGATGTAATTGCACCTGTTAGTACTTCTTCTACCATTGCCTTTGTAATGCCTGTCAAATAACTAGATAAATCAATGTTAACTGCTTTACTTGCAATTGATAACGCTGTTCCATTTACTTTAACTGACTCAATTACGTTAGCTTGTGCACCTGTTGCAACTCCTGTTAATTTAGTTCTTTCGGCTGGTGAAAACCAAACTTTTGTAGCACTTTCTGCAACTAAGTCTGCACCTGTTCTGAAAAAATATGCTTGCCATGTCAAATTTGTGGCATCCCATGTACGATATATGCCCGTTAAGGCAGTTGTTGTTTTTGCCATATATTATTCGTTTCCTTTCTAAATTTCTATGGGGGCTTCTTCTTTTTCAAGTTTAACGAAGTTCCCATCTCTGAAAAATATTTCCGTAAAATCAGTATCAATAGGTAATTTCACTTTGACTATCTTTGACACATCATCGGTTTCATTTGCTTCTCTTACTGCACCCGTATCTTTTTCAATAATTAGTTGAAACTCCTTTAACCCTTCTTGTCTTTTTTTAACGAGTTCATCATATTCTTCCTTTTCCATAACATAGTTACGTTTTTCAACTGTAACAATAATTGGATTCTCATACTCCCTTTGATATTCAGCAATTGCAATCGGCATATCGACAAATACCACTTCATTGGTTAATAGCTTAACTTTGTTTGTTTTTTTGTTTATTGTGTAATTCACAAAAATGTTTAGCACTTGTTTTCCTCCTTTAAATAATAGGTATCACATTGTCTATTGTGATATACTTTGTCCCACTAACCATATCTACACCACTTACTGTCAATGTTTCATCAATTAGTATTTCTTCTACTCCTTCAGCATTTACAATAGTGATTTCTCCGCCACTAATTTGCATTTGACCACTACTGCCTTCGATTAGGTTAATCTCTGCACCCTTAACAATTAAGTCTTGTAATACAGGGATTTGCCCACTTACATTTCCAACAACTTGCAAATCAGTGCCTTTAACGACAATGACATCATCAACGCCAACACCTTCTACGCTTTCATCAAGCCATAGACCTTTTTTAAATTCAGGCTCGGATTCACCTCTTTGAATAAAAAAAGCAAGTGCAGAATCAAAATCATTTACCATACCCTCAAGTTCTTTATTTTGTTCATTTAATTCATTATATTTATCTCTTAATTCTAAAATATGTGCAAGAAGAATGTTTTCATCTCTTACAGTTTCTGTAGGAACTCCAGGTTCTATATTTTGGTTATTCTGTTCAGGACTAAATATTGGTGTACCAGTATTTCGTTTTATTTCAAAGAATGGTCCCAAACTTCCATATTTATTAGTATTTCGATTATTCATATAAATCACCTATTCTTCTTCTTCTACTATAGGATCTGGGATTACAAACATGGAATAATCTAAACGTAACCAATTTTCTAATTCTAATTCAGCTTTATTTTTATATACCATATATTGGGTTTCTGTTTCATCTTCCTCTTCTAAATATAATGCTGATGCCTGATAAATAACACACTGTCTTATATAATGATCAGGTATCTCATTATAATTAAATTTTTCAGAAGATATTCTATCACCAAATGTACCAGTCCAAACAGTATTTTCAGGATTATATTCTAACCACTGTCCTAAAGTTCTTTCTTTAAAAATTTTATCAACCACATTATAATATATATCTCCAGTATTAAACTCTGTTGGATCTGCTGAAAACTGTCCCAAATAGTTTGTTAAAAACATAGTATTATAATAAAGTTCATAATCTTCGTATAACTGTTTAGGTGTTCTATATGTTGTTCTTAATTTTCCATTAATAATATCAATAGAAGAATCAATGTAAAATTCCAAACGGTCATATGGTAATTGAAAAGATGAGCTGTTACTAATCAGTTTATTTATTTGATTCACAATTGTTTTTAGTAACATATTTCCTCCTTAAATATAAAAGTGACTAAAGCGACTTGTGTCACCTTAGCCACCGATTTTTGACATATTAAACCGATCTATCTTCTCTAATATCAGGTTTGCCACTTCGCATAGATTCGATTTTATAATCTAATCTACGTAAACGAGCTTCGATAATAGTGATAAAACGATTATGAATTAATCTAGCGACACCATCTGCAGGTACTTTAATTGTGTTTCCATTAATGGCAACTACAAAACTTGGTTGATATTCTCTATAAATAGTTGGTATAGAATACATAGAACAATTTATTCCATGTGCCAAATCGTTAATAAGACGTTTATTAAACTCTATTTGTTTTTGTGCTTTTGCTTGTACTTGTCTATTCATTTCAATTACAACAGAGGATGCGCTATTAACTTGCTTTTGAGCAGAGGTTGCATCAACTATTGCTTTTGCCAGGTCTGATAAATTAACAGTAGGTTCTTGTTTTGCAGTAATAGGTGTATTCGGGATACTTCTTGGTTGTTTTTCCATAATTTTATTTTCCTCCTAATTTATGGTAATCAGGAATCACAGAAGGGTGTACTATCTGATTGCAAATTTAATTGCATTCTCAACAGCAGTGTTATTTGCAGTTACAGCATATTGTGCATCATTGAAATGATTTGCATAATCCGAAACTACAGCCATGTAGGTTAACAATGCTTTTGAAGGAACGAATACAAATTGAACTAATGCCTCAGGTCTTACACATGTGAAACCTAATGTGTCGATTTTGAAACCGACTGATTGTCTTTGATCGATTGGGTCAAGTACGCCAGCAGAGCCTTTTGGCTTAGCATAGAACTTAGCACCAGAACGTCCAGAAATTCCAGTTTTAATCATATATTCATCACCAAACATAAATGAACGGTGAACAGGTAATTGATACCATGAAAGAGCCTTTAATTCTGCAATCTCATCATTAGTATATACTGATGTAGAAGCAGTAGAACCTCTTAATAAAGTAGGTTCTGTTCCAGCTGCTTTCATAGCAGGAGTTCTAAACCATATACCTTTAATAAAAGCTGTACCAGCTGTTCCACTACCAGTATAAGAGCCAGTACCAGAATTAATGTGAGTAAGAATACCCGTAGGGGTAGTTCCACTTGTAAAGATATCCCATGTAACATTTTGAGGGATATATGAACCGTCTTTTAATCTCTTATCCGCTACAATTCTGCATTCAGGAGTAGCTGGATCAAGATAATTTAAATATAACTCAGTACCTTCAGGTAATACAGCTCGGGTAGATGCATTATCCTTTAGATAAGTTGTTGCTTGAGATAATACAGATACTAAACGAATAGCAAATGCAGTACCATCTTTATATTCTCCTGGATTAGCTATCTCATCATAACCATAAGCATAATCATCTAACATAGTCTCTTCGAAACGTAAATTAAATAATTCTACAGGTTTTCCAGTTTTATAAGGTTCAGCAGTTTGTGTTAATGTCATATACTCTTTTACAAGTGGATCAGATACTAAATCAAATGTATGTTCTGGTGAACATATAATGACATAAGCACCATTTAAAGGTTTAACTAAAGTTCTTTGAAACTTTAATGCTTGTAAACGATAATCTTCAATACCTATTGTATCTCCTAAACATAATTCATCAACACCAGCTTTTGCTTCAGCATATACTGGGTTTGAGAAGAATATCATTTCTTCACGACATAATCTTTCTCCTGTTTTAACAGCAACTTCTCCATATTGCATAGAGTAGTGAGCAATTACATCATCAATAATATTAAATTCAACTCGGTCAGAAAACTCCATATAACGACCATATTGTCCGAATGTTCCTGAGAACGATTCAGAAGCCATCATATCAGATTTTGGTGGAACACCCTCAGCTAGTGGAACAGTATGTTCTGTAATTCCACCCCATCTACGAAGTAACAACTTAGCGTTTCCTGCTGGAACTTCTTTAGTCTTACAATACTTTAAATATACATTGTTTTCAGAACCTAATTTAATAGTGTCTAAAAGCATTTTATCATAGAAATATTCTATAATACGTCCACGTTTAACAACGTCTGTTTCATTTGCTAATAAACCGTTAGCAACTGCGGTAATACTATTAATATCCTGAATATCTGCTAATGCTTTTAAATTGGTATTAGCACTTAATTCAGCATACATGTTTGTAGCTGGCATAATAATTCTCCTTTTTTAGATTTTATTTTTTTATTAAACTTTGAAATACCTTATCCATAAAATCTTTTGGCTGTGTATCAGTACCACCAGTCTTAGTAGGAAGAACGCCTATTTGATTACCATACATACCCTGTCTTTGTAATTCTGCTAATATCTCATTTTTCATAGTTTGTTTTAAATCTTCTTGAATTTTTGGATAATTAACAGCTCGGTAAACAGCAACTAAATCAATACCTGGAGTGACTATATTAATACCCAATTTTTTTGCATCTTCTGCAAATAACAATAGGTCTTCTTGGGTTAACTTTGGATATTCTTTCATTAGACTTTGTTGTCTAATATCAAAATCTTTTCTAAGGTTATCCATCTGAAGTTGTTTAATATATTCTTCATGCTGGCGTAATTGTTGTTGTACTTCAACAGGAATATTTTTTTGTGTAGCAATAGCCTTATCTTCTTCATCTTTTAAAGCTTTTTCTAAATCTTCAACTTTCATATTACGTTGTTTAGCAATAAATTGAACAATTTTTTCCATTCTTTCTTTTTCAGATTTGGTTTGTTCATATTGACTACGTAATTGTTTCATCGGATTTTGATCATCTGGTTTTGGTAAAGCATCAGGATTTTTCGGATTAGGATTAGTAGAAGGAACAAGTTCCTCTTGAGGTGGGGTCAAAACAGTTTCAGGGTTACCTTCAACTGTTGGATTTGGATTAGTAACGGGATCGAAATTCATTTGTCTGCCTCCTTAACAATAATATAATTGGCGAGATTATATCACGTATCTCAACTAATAATGTAGTTGGCACATTAGCCTTGTTGGGCTGCCTGTGGAGAACCACTGGCTATATTACCTAAGCCTGGCATGTTTCGTTTCAATTGACGTTCATTAGCTAACTGTGCAACAGCTTGCTCTGGACGCATACCTTGATCTACCATACCTGCAAAGCTTGCTAGGTCAGATTCAACTTCTTCAAAATCATTTCTACGTCTGTCATCTTGAATACGTTTTAAAATATGATACTTCATTGGAATATCTTTATAAGATACCCATTCTTCTAAAGTAATAATAGGTGGTTGTGGATTATACTGCATTTGCTTCTCCATTAATACATCTGCTAAATCAGATAATCTTATTAAGTTAGTAGGTAAATTAGGTGTAGCATGACAAGTAAAATCAAAACTTAACTGACTATTACTCATTTCTTCAAAGTCAATACTAATTACATCGTCCATTTCATTAGTTTTTTCATACCTAGGAAATTCTCGTTGTTTACCATATTCAAGATAAAATGACATAATTAGTTTTGAAAGGTCTGTTATAAATTTCTGAAGAGTAACAATACGAGAATTATCAGTCATTGTAACACGTTGATTCATAATATCCATACCACCAGTAGTTTGAACACTACCTGTATCTCTACCTGTATATCTATCATCTACTCCAGAAATTCTCTTTATACCTAATTCCAAACGTTCTTTTAACAAATGTCTATCAGCAGGTAAAACTGGTAAGTCTACATATTGAACTACATCTTTCGGACTACCATCAACTACCCATAAACGTTTAGGATTATTACCTTGTTCTGCAAAAAGCTTTTCATTTAAACCACTACGTCTAGAAATAACACGTGGTCTATCTAATGAACCAGCTATTAATGTTGACTCTACAGCATCTAATATATTTATAGAGATAGCATTATATAAAACTAAACGGGTAGTTGGTGTTCCATATGGGTCATCAACTGGAGCATTTGCATAAAGTATTCGAATAGGAAATTCATTAGGTAATAAACCTTTATTAATACTTAAAATAAAACCATCATCTATCATACAAATCTTATCTATACGATATTTATTAGTACCTGTTTCTAAAAATTTATAGTAACAAGTAGTGAACTTCACAATTTCACCTCTACCATCAGATGATGGAGCATTAACATATTTTGGAACAATTTCTGTTCCACCAGAATTTCCTTTTTTAAGAGCTCTGTATTCTGCAACCCTTGCAGAGAAACGGGCTTCATTTTCAAGTTCAATTAAAGAAATTTCTTCTGCAATAAATATTGCTCTACCTTTTTGATAATCACAAAAAGATGGATCTAAATATAATGATAGATTATCAATTTTCTTTATTTCTAAATCACCCATTTGTTTATTATCAATTCCATCTATAATCTCTTGTTTCCAACCTAACTCTACTGCACCAAAGTTCAATAAAGCTGCTTTTTCACCAATAAGACTTTGTATATATGGAATTTCAAGTTTATCAAATGTATAATCCATAAATTCATTAATTGAATTAGCTTTATCTTTAAATTCTTTTTTACGTGGAAATATATAAGCCCGATAACTTCCTACATACAAACTATTTACATAATTTGTTTTAATAAAGTTAATCCAGTTTGTGTCAGGTTTAACACACCATTCTTCTAGAGAACCTTTACCAATAGTTTCCCAGAATAGACCACGATCATAAGCATCTAACACTCTCCACATATTTTCGTATGGTCGTCTTTTACTAGCAAAATGATTAAATAAATCTACAACTTTAGATATCTTATAACCTAATGATTCTTCAAATGCATTATTTTTATACATATCATTCATTTGCTTTCAGACCCCCATTCTGTTCATCAATAACAGCTTCACCTTTTTCAAAGGCAACAACTGCTTCAAACGGGTTACTCATTCTCTTTTTAAATATTTCTTCCTTTGTTAATTCTTTTTCAGGAATAGGTTCAAATTTTGGTTCTTGTTCTTTTTCAATAGTACATTTTGAATTTGATATTTGATTTTTCAAATTTTTATTTTCTTCTATTAGCTTAGTAGCAAAATAACAAGCAACAATACCAATAATTAATCCAAGAATAAAACAAATTAATTCTGTTAACATTAGTAATTTTCACGCTCCCATCCTCCATACATCGAACCAAATCTACTATCTTGAGAAGAACTTTTATTAGTGTCTTCATAGAGAGTGTATGGATTAATATCATTATTTTGTATTTTCTTTAATACTTTTAGTTCTATTCCTCTAGCATCATAGGACTTATGCTCTAAATTTTTTAAATTTTCTGGAATAGCCATTATCATAAACTCCATAGCATTAACCCCATGGTTGTTTTTATCCATAGGTTTATCACCTTGACTTTTACCATCTGCTGTTCTTGGTGGAAATTTATAATTAACTCCTTCTTTATATAAATTTATACAAGATTTAAAAATTTTAAGTTTACCAGAATCTATAAAGGTATTCGTTTTTAGCATACGTGCTTCTAAATCCATCATAGCTGCTTGTAAGAAAATCTTTCTTTCTGCGAATAAGTCACCAATTGTTTTTAAATTGAAGTCATTTCGCTTGTTTATAGACCTTCCATCCATAATTGGTGGTGTCCATAACTTCCCTAGAGGAATGTTAATTGGAAATTTCTGCCAGTATATGTCCGATTGTGTTTCATAATTGTTATCTGTAACAAAAGTTTCATCAAATATGTACAAAATACCAGAAACTGGGTCAATCGCCCCATATAACCAAGCACTTGGGTCATTAATTCCATAATCTGTGGATATTACTCTATGCCAAGACGATGGAATAGGGAAGTCATCTACGAAACAACTATAAATATTCGCATAAACCATACCTTCAGCGTAATCAAATGAACCCTGTAGGTAACGTCTTATCCACCATAATGGTTTATTCTTTGAGTTAGACTCAATGAAATCACTAGGTAAGTAAGCATTTAGCTTAGTTGGATGAATATGTGATGAATAAAATCTATCAGGTTCTAATACATTGTAATATTGATTTGTATCATAAGTTTTAATAACAGAACTATGAAACAAATAATCGTCTCTAATCCAACCATTACTAGGGTTAGATTCAATAAAAATACGTTTCCAATCAACTTTTGTTTTAAATGTATCTGTTGACGGGTCATATATAACATTACCTTCGGAATCAAGTTCTAAAACTGCTCCTGCTAATGAACGTAAACGTGCTTTTAATTGGATAAATATTTCATGGTCAATAGCAGATGCTTCGACAATGTGTATTCTACTAGAATTTAGGGAACGTAATAGTTCCTCATCATAAAATGATTTAATTAATAGAGTGTGTCCATTAATTAATATATAGGTTTTTTTAGATTTGTTTTCATATAAAACAAAATCTTTTGGAAGGTCTTGTCTCAATTCCTTCTCATAGGTTTGCTCTACCTGAGCTAAAATTGCTGAACCAACTACTGTTTGCCCATTTGGTGTTGAAAGCATATGCTTTTGATCATCTTGTATTGTACAACTGGTTTTACCACTACCATACCCTCCGAAAACTCCAACACACTTGTGGTTATCTGTATGAACCTCAGCTTGATGTTCCTGAGGAATATAAGTATTAACAAATGTATTACAATTTTCTTTACTGCATCGCATCCAGAAAGTGGATTCTCCACCTTCTAGATTAATAGCAGGGACCATTGAGGAATTACAACTAGGACACAGGAGCTTGTTTTTGTTGATTAGCTTTAAGCTCATTAAGTTTTTTAATTTCTTTCTGAGTTTCTTCCAATAGGGCTTCGGGAGTTTTCTTATAAAGATCTACATGTTCAGGATAAATCTTGTTAGTAATATGAGAGATACCCATTACTAGCTTATCATAAATATTTGCCCTGAGTTCTTTATCTATTTTAGGATCTTTATCTGGGTTCAATCTTGGTGATACTTGTCTGTAAGTTACATCTGCTGCCAATTCCACAGCAGTTAGAGCTAAATTTAGTAATTCTTCATTAGTAATACTAGCTTTACCTAGCTCTAGGGATACTTCGTTACCGTTTCTAATACGAATTGTGAAACCTTTCATACTCATGAAATCACCTCTTCATCTTATTATAGTTCGTAAAAATATGGATGTCAAGTATTTTATGAAAAGACTTTCATTAAAAGGGGTAATGGTATCAAAAAAGAAGTGGTGGTGAATTAATTAACGTAGTTAATTAGAGGTGCGGAGGTTAAATATTCCGCAATTCAAGACCCGACCCAGGGGTAGACGTATGCGTAGTACACTGTATTGATGGGATATTAATTGCTGCTTATACTATATAAGTAGGATAACTAGAACAATCTATTAACGAGATACACCAAGTGGTGTTCAGTAAGGATTACTGTCTTAATCACAAATTAAATTTGGAAAGGAATTTAATTGATGAACATTTACATTAGTAACATCAATGTAGTTCTGTCAAAATTTAACAAAAAAGAGATAGAACTTACAAATTCAGACTTCGATAAGATTTATAGTCTTATTGAAGATATGCTAGAAGGGGAATATCACCTTAGAACTTTGGTTAGTGCTATAATTAATTTATCAAAGGTTTATCCAAATGATAGCAAAAACTTTGCTATCAGGACTCTAAAAATACTTGTGAGAACAGGTATAAACATAAGAGAGTACAATTATCCCTGTAATTGGGATAAAGACACTATGGAGTATGAAATATTTCTCCATGATGTAGAAAGGCTACGAAAAATAGCCTTTCCTCCTTCGAAAATATATTTAAAGAGGAGAGATTTTGGTGGTACCGTGGAAGTTGTAACTGACAAGCTTGGTTATAACTATCAAGAAAATGATTATTCGGGCTTCGAATATGAAGCTGAATACCCTGCTTCAAGAATAAAAGTAGAAGGGTTTGAAATATTTCCTAGAAAATTTGATTTCAAACTATTTGAATTTATTCTACCAGCATCAGCATCAGAATCAGTGTCGTATAAAAAAATAGTATATAAAGAAGGAAAACTATATATATACGGAAAATTTTATTTAAAGAATGAAGGTGGTTTTAAAAAGAATCACCTTTATTGGATTCCAAACAATGGTCCAGCAGTTGATCTCTGTTTTGTAGAAGACAGGGATGATATTGAAAAAATACTCTGCAGATGGGGTTATGCAGAGTCTGGTATGGTTTATTTGAAAAAGTACAAAAAACAATCACTGTACAAGCAGTTGCAATTACTTTTAGTGGTTGCTATCTTTAGGGATAGACCAACTGAAGAAGACAGAGAAAAGCAATTGGAGAAGTTGTTGGATATGTTTGGATTAGAGGAATTACTGAAAAAGTTAGGTTTCTTTGGTAATGTTTCATATTATAAATCTTTGATAGATGACGATCTGACATTGATTAAATATCTAGAAGATCAAAAAGTAATCTGGCGTATAGAGCTAGATGAACTCTATGATATGGAATTAGACTCATTTGAACCAATATATGAGTCAAATACGGATTATGAAGATGAAGGAATACTCTTTGATGATCAGGATGATGATCCAGATCAAGATCAATCAGATATTCCTGATGACACTGAATAAAAAAATTAGGGTTGGATACGTTAGCGTATCCGACTCTTTTTTTTATGGACTATTAGAATATCACGCCGAATGGAACAACTACAGATAGACGATTAGGACTATCACGCCTATATGGACTTTAACTAGTCAGACACGCTTTTTTTTTCTTTTTTTTTGATTTGTGTATTTTTGATTTGTTTTCTTGATAATCAGAAATAACACATTAGCCAGAGGAGGAATAGACGTGGCAGAAATTAAGAATAAGAGTGTAGAAGTCGTAGAAGTAGAAGAACAAGATGTAAAGGAATTAACTAGCATTAAGGATTTATCGAAGAAGAAGCAAGAGTTAATTGAAAAGTTTCAGAAAGGGAGAATCTTAGACGGAACATACATCGGAAGATGTATAAACATCACAGATTCAGAGGACGGAAAGACGTCCACTTTTTGGTTTAAGGTGTTAACTTCGAAAGGTGAAATTGTCAAAGGCGTTGTGCGTGATAACTTCATAAAGAAGTTAATGCGTGCAGACGGAACACCAGTTTTGAACAGAAACGGGGAGCAAGCAACAATCAACGAAGTAGAAAGTTACTTCGCTAAAGTTGCGAATGCAGCGGCTGATGAAGATTTCATCGGAAAGCCGTTAAGTGTTGTAATTAGAAACGGCTATATAGCCGATTTAGGTAAAGACAGAAGAACAGGAGGAGTTCGTTCTTAAACGAACTTCTTTTTTTTTTAGCAATCGGGACACAAAATGATACCACTTTATGTATTTTTAGTGGTATCAATTTGAGCACACATGTA